TGTTAGAGATAGCAAAGGTGCGCACAAAAGATTCGATTTTCCAAGACAATAGTGGCTGGAAGATCACAATAGAGAAGATAGAGCCTGTCAAGACCGATCAGAAATGACCAGTCTGAGCAGGTTTTTTTGTTGCTTTTTAGCTGTAATGTCAAAAACAAGCAAAAGCGAGCAGTTTATCTAAAAATGTTCTAAAAATGTCAATTCAATATTTACAATAGTTAAAGTATCGCTGGCCCACTGTACAGCAACAAGAAAGTGAAAGAGTCGATTGTGCAACTATGTGCAAATAGCCCAAAAAGACGTTCTTAGAAGCGCAAATTAGTCAAAATTCTTTGTTTGTTTGTGTCTGCGTGATGTGTCATTGTGAGAGTTTACATACGTTAGCAGTCAGTAAATGTGAATAAGGGGGGTATGTGTCAGGCGTGCGGGGGACTTGACTGGTAACGGTACTTATTGGATTTTCCGCATAAAAAAACCAAGAAAGGTTTAATGAAACAGCTTTTTAGGGAAATAAAGCCAGATGAAATGATAGAATATATTCAATGCAATTCTGGTAGTTCGGATATAATAAAGGAATATTTCAGAATATATTTTCCAGATGAGCAAGACAATTGGTTTGAATATTGTAATTATACTACGAAGTGGAATTGTTATCATAATATAATGGCATGGCAACTAAACAACAAACTAAGGGATGGATGGTCGTTAGTTGGCAGTGATAATGATAGTTTTATAATCGCAAAGAATAATGGGATATAGACAATTTTTGTTGGGGTTAATTATTATTTTGGTTACGTCTATAATTCTTGCTTTAGTTATATACTGTATAGCATGGGTGTTAGTTAGCATATATCTTATTTTAGATAAGTTTATAGTTACTAGACGACTCAAGCGTATATATAAGAAATAATTGAAAAAATGCGTGAACTAAACATAAAGTTTCAGCCGAAACAATGGGATGCTTCAGAGTTAATAGACAGCAGGGAGCGGGGGCAATATTTATTCTACGGTGGAGCGAAGGGTGGTGGTAAGTCATATTTAGGTAGGGCAAAATTAATAGATTGCTGTTTAAGGTATGCAGGGATAGCTGCGGTGATAGTGAGAAAGACCTACCCAGAGTTATTGGCGAATCATATTAGGAAATTATTTCAAGAGTATTCATTTATAAAGAATTGGTATAAGGCGGCAGAAAAGACGGTATATTTCCCCAATGGGTCAACGCTTGAGTTAAAACACTTATCAACTACGGATGATGTTTATAATTATCAGGGGATAGAATATGACATAATATTTTTAGATGAAGCAACACAGCATGAGGAAGAAGTTTTCAAGATATTAAAAACATCATTAAGAAGCGATCCCAGGATAAGAGACAAATATCCAGAATTCAAACCATTTTTTCTTTTAACAGGGAATCCTGGTGGGATAGGGCATACGTGGTGTAAAAGATTGTTCATTGATAGAATGTTTTTACCAAATGAGAATGATAAAGATTATCATTTTATACAAGCTAAATTATGGGATAATCTTCTATTTATGAATGCCAACCCCGAATATCTGTCGAATTTACAAGAATTACCAGATGATTTACGTAGGGCATATTTAGACGGAGATTGGACAGTATTTTTAGGACAATTCTTTGTAGATTTTAGGAAAGAAGTTCATGGAATAGAACCGTTTCAGGTTGACAAAGAATGGACAAAGATATTTGCATTAGATTGGGGATATAGTCCGCATCCTTATCATTGTGGATGGTATGCTATTGATGGTGGAACTGTTTATAAGTATCGTGAGTTGGAAGGAAAAGAAGAATCCCCACAAGAAGTAGCAGAACAAATTGTAGAATGCAGTAAAGATGATGGGTCTTTATTTTTTGGAGTTGGCGATACGCAAATGTGGGAACAAAGTCCATTTCAAACATCTTATGAAGCATCGCAATGGGAGACTGTTTCAGATAAATCGATAGCTTTACAGATTAATGATGTATTGGGTAAGGCGGGGATTCTGATGATGAAAGCCAATAAAGCTCGTATAACTGGATGGACTAACTTAAAAGTATTTATGAAATGGGTTGGTGAATATACCAAAGAAGGCGTAAAAATAAGCAAACAGCCCAGATTTAAGATATTTAATACTTGTAAGAATACATTAAAGGCATATCCAGTTCAATTATATGATGACCTAAAACCAGGCGATATGAGAAAGAAAGCTGGAGATGATCCATGTGATACTGATAGATATGCAATAATGACCATAAGTGAGCGAAAGTATGTTGAAGTAGATAACTACTATGATAGGGCAGTAGCTGAAAGTTGGGGTAAAAAACAACGGATATTTGAACATGGTGCTAAGCGGATGTTTGGCAAGGAACTTATATTAGCTGAAAAAGATTTTTTTGATAATAGGGAGTATTATTAATGGAATTAGCTATTTTAAAGCAATACTATAAAGAAGTTGTGGAAACACAAGAGAAAATAAAACAAGCCACAAGTAGATTAGAGGGTATTTATACAAAAATGTTTGAACATGAAAAGCCAGAAGTTCATACCATTGAAGAATTAAAACAAAAAATAATGTTAGAAATAAAAACTCAATTATTTCAAAAATTCGAGGTGGAGTTATGATTCAAGATTATTTTGCATTACCTCAAAAGATAGCGGAACTAAAAACAGATATTGCCGATCTTAAGAAAGATATAGAACAATTATCGAAAACAATTAATAAAGTTTCAGAATATTTAAACCAAGAAACTCCTGAGCCGAAAGATATGGATTACGAACGGCAATGGAAAGAAGAATTATCTAATATTAATTTGTTTAGTGTATGAAAGAAAAAGATTTAGTAGATTTAGTCAGTAATCAATTTGAATATTCCAAAGCAGGGATAAGCCAATTGAGACGGAAATGGTTTACTCGTTATAAATATTGGAAAGCAGAAGAAAGAATTAAACGTCCCCAATATACAGATAACGTTCGAGTTCCCATTATATTTGAAATTTCTGATGGGATGATGTCATTATTGACTGATAATCAAGCCAAAATGAAATTTTATCCACAAGAAAAAGGCGATTTACAGACTGCCGATACTTTACAGCAAGTTGTTTCTGATTATTACTGGGACAAATTAAAGATTTTTAGAGTAAGCGAGGAAGTTATCTGGTGGGCAATGAATATAAGTGGTAGTGGATTAGCAAAAATAGGTATTGATCCAATAACCACCGATTTTTATGCTGAGGCTTGTAATTCTTTTTGTTGTTTTCCCGATCCATCTGCTAAAACATTAAATACTTGTGAATTTTTTATCTACATGAGTATAAAAGCTATAAATGATTTAAAAAGAATTTATGGTAAACGAGTTAATGATGTAAAACCACAAGACGAAATGTCTTTATTAGCATTGAATGAAGAAGAAGTAATCAGCCCCTGGGCAAGAGACTCTGGTAAATCTGAAAATATGAAACCGTTTGTATCAGGAGAATCAAAATACAAGCAAGACTATGGTAGAACAATGGTATTAGAAGCATGGATGAAAGACGATACTATGGAAAAAATACCCTATGAGATAGATGAAGCTATAAAAGAACATGAAAAGTTCAGGAATTTAACAGAACAAGCTCAATTTAAAGAAGTCCCGGAAGTATCACCACAAGAAAATCATCCAGAACACATTGCTCAACATATAAATTTTGCAAAAGATATTGAAGAAGAGCCGTTGGTTCCATCAAATATTTACCAATTAGTATTACAACATATCGAGGAGCATAATAGTTATCCACAGGAAACCAAAAGATTAAAATATCCTTATGGAAAAATAGTTACCATTGCTAACGAAGTATTATTAGATGAACGTCTTGCACCGTTTGGTTTGCCATACGCAAAAATGGATTTTATAATTGACCCAACACAATTTTGGGGAGTAACTTTACAGCAATATATCCAGTCATTACAAGATTCTCTTACCAGAAGAAAAAGACAAATATCTGATAGTGCCGATAGAATGGCAAATCCAAGAGAATTCCATATTATAGGCAGCGGTTACGATCCTACTAAGGTTACAGGTAAATTAGGCGAACAGATTGGCGTAAAAATGCCAGGTGCTGTATGGCAAGAAGAACTTAAACAATTACCGAACCACGTATTATTAGATTTACAAGATTCAGAAGCAAAAATAGAGAAAATAGCAGGCTGGCACGAGGTAATGCAAGGAATCTATCCTAAAGGTTCACCTTCTGGTATAACTGTTGCAAATCTTAAAGAATCGCTAGGACCTCGTATCAGGAAAGCCACCAGACATTATGAATGGTTCTTGAAAGATTTAATTAGAATACTAATTCGTATGTTAAGATACGAAGACCCAAAAAAGACTTATCTAATAACAGGTGAAAAGGGGGTACCTGTTTATTTGAATGCTGATGAATTGAATTTATCAGGAGAATACGATATTAGAATAGAAGCTGGTTCAACGCTACCGACTTCCAGACAAGAAAAATTAAACAATGCAATTCAATTGAAACAATATGGGATTTATGATAATGAGGCAGTTTTAGAATATATTGATGATCCCAAAAAAGACGATTTAATAAAGAGATTATCAGAAAATGAACAATTAAAAGGAATTATCCAAGCTATGCAAGAACGCATTGCCTACTATGAAGGAGACCAAAATGCCCAAATTAAAACAGAAAGTACAACAAATCCCAGTGCTCAACCAGAGACAAGTTCAAGAACAGTCTGAACCAAAAGTAGAAAGAATAAAACGTAAAGACAATGAAATAATTGTTAATGGCAAAAGCTATTTTATTAATGTAAAGAAATTTACTGAATTCTTTAAGGCTTTTGGAATACGCAGAACTCGCTATGGAGTTTCGCCATTGGCGGTAATAGCTTATGTAAAAGAAATTCTTAGCGTAAGTAATGATGAAGCCAAAGAATTTTTGAATACAAAGGTGTAATATGCCTTACAAACGTATTGGAAAAGTCATCTATCATTTAAAAGGCGGGAAGTGGTCTGTAAAACAAAAATGCGAATCAGTAGCTAATGCTAAAGGAGCACTGCGTCTTTTAAATGGGCTAGAACATGGTACAATTAAACCATCAGAAGTTGGTAAAAAATAGAGGTTAGTATGAAAGATAAATTTATTAAAATTGCAATTACTCTGTTATTAATCGAAAGAATTATTTATTATGTGGTATTTCAACCGAAATTCTATAACTGGTTAAATTTTATAGTTGAACATATTTTGGAATTGTCCAGATGAATATACATGAATATTTAAATTCGCTTGACCAAGCAAAATATATGACTATTAATATTCCCAATCAAAGTTATGTTGTAGAGAAAACAAAAGTACTAACTTTATTTCAAAATCTAAATGCTGTTTTGCCAGGCAAAATAATTAAATTCTCGGTATTGGATTGCAAAACTATGGAACAGTTAAAAGATGTTTATATTAATTTAGCAGCGATAACAAGTATTGAAGAAGGGTTTTTATATTAAATGGCAATTTACGAATATTTTTGTAAAGAATGTAATTTTAAATTTGAAGAATTTCATGAAATAGGCAGTGGAGACAGTTCTAATTGCCCAGAATGCAACCAAAGCTGCATAAAAATAATGTCTATCCCCAGAATAAACACAACCCCTTGGCGAGAAGAACAAAAGCGAGATTTAGATTGGATGAGGAACCCCGATTAATGCGATATAACTACAATGAGGATAAGATAAAATACCAGTTACCAGAAGCATTTAATTGGGTAATTGAAATAATGAGTAAATGGTATGAGGAACAAAAGTTCGGCGATATTTGTTTAATTTACAAAAATGGAGGTATTTGCGGAGTCGAAGAAAAAGAGTATAAAAAACCACCCAAATAAATAGGGTCAGTCATAAAGTATTAAATTAACTTATAGAAGCCCAATAGTGCTTAAAAGCGAAAAGCACTATTGGGCTTTTTTTGTTTTCAACAATTACAATATTGTTATGGAGATTTAAAATGGAAGATGAGAGTGTATTAACACCAACAGAGACTTCTGAAGGTTTAGATGCGAGTTTATTTGAGGAAACTCCAACATCAGAATTATCAAACGAAAAAGAAGAAACAATCCAAATCGGCGACGCAGAAGTGCCTTATAGAGAAGTGATCGAAGCCTATACTAATAAATCTAATTGGCAGAAATCCAACACTCAAAAAGCACAAGAGTTAGCCGAAGAAAGAAGGAGACTCGAAGAAACAGAACAAAGACTACTTCAACAAGAACAAGGATTAAGAAATTATCCTATCAATCAACAACAAACTCGAACTCCTAATGAGCAAGGCTTGTCTGAAGAAGATTTAAATGATTTAGACCCAGCCACTCGAACAATTATCCAAAAAGTTAGCACAATGGAGCAACGAGTAAATCAATGGCAGGAAGATTTGGAGCGTTCTAAATTTGAACAACAATTACAGGTCGAACATAATCGCTTGAAATCTAAATATGCCGATTATAACGGCGATCAAGTTGTACAATCAGTTATTAAGGGACGCGATAAACTCGAGGATGCTTATCTAAGCGATAAGTATAAGCAAATATTAAGCAGCCCAGAGAATCTAAAATCACTAATTCCACCAGAGATGATTGAAACGATTCGGAAAGAAGAACGGAAGAAACTTATTGAAGAAGTACAAAGAAAACAAAAAATGAGATTGGATGCGTCTTTACCGCAACCATCTAAAACGGCTCTTTCTGAATTTCAACAGAAAGAACCAAAAGATAAATGGGATTTTAATAAACAACTTTTAAATGAATTAAAAGAAAAAGGAATATCATTAACAAAATGATAAAGGAGTTTAACTATGGCTTTAAATTATGATAATATAACAGCAATTTGTCAAGCGAAGTATATTCCCAAGATGGCTGATAATATCTTCAATTCAAGTTTGCTGCTTAAGAAAATGCGTGCCCGTCCTGATGTTTTAACGGGTGGCACAAAAATTATTGAACCACTTTTATATGCCAAGGGACGTGCAGGTTGGTATTCTGAATGGGATTTGCTCGATGTGAGTCCAAAAGAAACCCGAACTGCTGCTGAATTTGAATGGAAAGATGTCTATGCAAATATGACTATTTCCAAACAGCAAGAAAATAAAGTTACTGGCGATGAAGCTGTTCTTAATTTGATTCAAACAGAATCTACTATTGCCGAGAAATCTATCATTGACCAAGTATCTACTGCGCTTTTTAGCGATGGCACAGATACGACTACGGCTCATGGATTACGCCATATAATTGGTTATGATAGAACATTGGGCGGAATAGATTCAAGCACTTATACTTGGTGGGATGCCAACGTAGCAGTTGATATTAATAGCAATTATTCAACAACGAACCTAACAGCCGGTAATTTAGCCGATCCAACTTCTGATTATTATTTACCAAAAGTAATGAGAAAAGCATGGATTAAATGTATTCATGGTGGTGAAATGCCAGATTTAGTTGTTGTTAGTGATGGTCTTTACGACTTGTATGAACAAGTGAGCGAAGGAAAACAGGATTTTCCATTGACTGCATCTGTTAAATATGCGGCTGACTTGGGTTTTGAGGTGCTGAACTTCAAAGGCCGTCCTGTTATCTATGATGAATATTGTCCTGGCTCATATATGTTTTTCATTAATACCAACTATTTTTTGTTAAGAATCCGTTCTACGGACAACTTTACAATGGGCGAATGGCAGAAACCAGCTAATCAACAAACACGTATGGCACAGATTACGTGTGAATTGCAATTCACAACCAATAACAGTCGCTATCATGGAAAAATCCAGGTAGCATCGGCTGTTGACTAAACTTCGAGATTCAAGCCAATGAATCTTTAAAGGTTGCTCATAACTATATGGAGGTTTCAAAATGTCTAATTACACTGAATTTAATGTACAGCCTCATGCTACGTCAACACAGGGAATATATGAGGCAAACTCTACTCAAAAAATGGTATTAGGTGCAAGGCTGGAAATGTCTGATGGTAGAGTTTTTCGTTATGCAAAAAATGGCGGAACTGCATTAGCCGCGGGCTATTTGTGTCAATCACCGGCTGTTGGTGGAAACACTACTGCTCAAGTTAATTTGACCGTAGTTACGGCTGGTGCGGCAGGCAGCGATACCATTGTTGTTACAACTACCACAGATACTATAACAGTAAATTTATGGCAAGGGGGTTACTTGACCGTGTATGGTGCTTCGGGTACTACCGGAACTGGACAAACTTATCGTATTAAAAGCAATACAGCTTGTTCCGCAAATGGGAATAGCACAATTACTATTTACGATACGTTTGTAGTCGCTGTTAGTACAAGTTGCACAGTCTCAGTATGTAAGCATCCATACGACAGTGTTGTCGTTGGTGCAGCGACTATGACTGGCATTGTAACCGGGGTTCCTCTTATCGCCGTAACAGCAGCTTATTACTGTTGGTTACAAACATGGGGAGTTTGCGGAGTGTGGAGTGATAGTGCTGCTGCTCTTACCGTAGCCGCCGATGTATTAGCCAGTAATGCTGTAGCGGGAAGCGTCGAGGCTGATGATGCTGCTAAAGCACAACAGTTTATAGGTAAAACTATCTATGCTGGCGCTGCTTCTAAATGTATCCCAGTATTTTTGCAAATTGCACCATAATTAACAGGGGGTTATTAAAGCCCCCATTTATTTAAAAAGGTAAATTTATGAAAAAATTGATTGTTTTTCTTTTATTGGTTTTTACTTCTTCTTTATTTGCTCAATATAAAACTGATGGCAGGCGAATTTGGAAGGGAACAGTAAAAAATGAAGCTTTGGATAGTTCTGCCGTTGATGGTGGAGTTATGTTGGAAGCTACTCGTTATATCTGGTTTCCTGTCGCAGCAGATAGTGGGGTAGCTAATTTACATGGCACGGCTGGCTGGGTACTTGATACGACAGCGCCAGCAAGTTGGGCGCTCACTGGTACGGCAGCAACTGGGCAAATACAAGCCTTTACTTTTGATGCTGACGGTGGTGTCACTGGAGATGATTTAGTATATTTGACCTTTGTATGTCCAGATGACTATGAAACCGATACTATGGAGCTTTTTCTTTATTGGTATCATCTTGACGATAACGGTGGGATAACAGATGTCGTAGATTGGGATGGAACTGTTCAAGCTGTGGCTTCTACTGAAGATTTGTTTGCGACTGGTACCGCTATGACCCATGTGACAACTACTTGTACGGTGTCGGATAGTGCTCTTTATATTACTAATCTTGATCCTGAGGTAGAAACTATTGAAGCTGGGGATTTGATAACAATCGCAATCTGGGTTGATGAAAGCGCATCAAGCTTGGACAGCGGCGAACTGGCATATCTTATCGGAGTTTTGGTAGAATACGAAGCTAAAGATGAATAAAAAGGCAGAATATGAAATTAACTCTACAAGATCATATTGACGATTTCAGAACAGCGGTGGGTGATGATAACTTTAGTGAAACTATTATTATTCGTTATTTGAATAAAGCCCAAGATAACATTGCCAGGAAATTAAATTGTCAAGTTTCTATCAAAAGAAGTCTCTCTACTGTCGCCTATCAAGAAGAATATACAATACCAAGCAGAATCAGACGAGTTACTAATGTTAGAGTTGAAAGTGATACAGTAGGGTCTGTAACTAAAGAATTCATGGAACAGATAGATGAGCAGTCAAGAGATAATACAGGGATGGTAGATAATTATTGGCGAGATGGCAATAAACTTGGGCTTTATTATCGTCCAGATGCTGCGGCAGAAAGTACAACATTGAGCGGGGCGATTTCAAGCGCTACGGCGACTTCAATCGTGTTGGCTTATAATGCAACTTTACCAGATAGAGGTTGCGGAATTGTAGATAGCGAAGTTATATGGTGGACTAATAAAACTAATTCAGGAACATCTACCAGCACTTTGAGCGGTTGTACACGTGGAGCAGAAGGAACGGTAGCAACAACTCATTCAGACGGGACTACTTTTACCTGGCGAGATATTGAAATATTTGGCTTTGCTTATCCGTCTAAATTTATAAATAGACCCGCACAAGGCACGATAACTACTCAAACTGGCGTTGCTTTGGATGTAAGTTCTAAATATACCTACAAACTTACTTTTTATTCTTCATCTTTGGAAAAAGAATCGTTAAGCTATTTGATAGGAAGCATTACACCTACTGTTTTAGCAGGCTTGGGAGCATTAAGCAGCTTACCAATAAGTAGTGATTCTAATATTGATTATAAAAGAATCTATCGCACAGAAGGCGGTGGGTCGCTTTATTATTATGTCGGAGCGATAACCAATACTACCACAACTTATACAGATTCAAATACCGATGCAACTATTATGGCGAATTCTCTTTATTCTGAACCTTATTCTGAAATAGATGAAGAATACCATGAAGCAATTACTATTTTTGGATTGTCAAAATATTTTGAAGATACAGAAGAATATGCCAGAGCAGCCATATTCAAAAATGACCTTGATAGGATAATGGGCGAAGGCTTATTTGACGAGTATAACAAACGAACTATTCACTATCCACAACGACCATTGCCAGAATGAAAAACATTCAAACATATAAACAATCTGCTGAACAAATATTCACTATTAAGAACTTAGCTGGCGGATTGAATAAAAAAGCATCTGTTTACGATATTTCTGATAGCGAAGCAGTTGGGCTAATTAATTTCATTTTTACAGAAACAGGCGTTTTAAAAGTTCGCAATGGCTACAAAAAATACAATGAGTCCGTATTAGTTAATCCTATTAATAGTCTTTACCGTTTTTATAAAAGCGATGGCACCAATAAGTACTTCGTGGCAACATCGGGAACTGGAATCTATTATGACAACAGCGGAACGTTTAATGCTTTGACTTGCGATGTTACTTTAACTACTAACAAAAGATTTCAATTCAAGGTGTTTGATAATCTTTTATTAATGACTAATGGAGCTAATAAACCTTTGAAATGGTTAGGTGGTAGTTCCAATCATGTCAAAGAAATTGGCATCGTGGCTCCAGAGGATGGCGCTGATGCAGCAGAAAGTTCTGAAGTTGGCAGCATCAGCGGTACGTATCTTTATAAATTGACTTATTATAATAATACGCCTGGAGAATTAACAGAATCAAATGCAAGCGGAGCTTTTGGAACAGCACTTAATCAAACTATAACGGTAACCGATAAGAATATTGAGCTCACACTAATCCCAACTTCAACAGATGAACAGGTTACGCATGTACGTATTTATAGAACATTAACTAATGACACAACTTATTATTATGTCGGGGCGGTAACTAATGGGACAGCAACGTATACCGATATTTATACTGATGATCAAATACGTTCCAATGAAACACTTATAACAAACAGTGGAGAAAATGACCCGCCACCAACTGACGCTAAATATATTGAAATAGCAAAAACAAGAGTATTTTTGTTTAATAATTCAACTTATCATTCTCGTCTTTATTGGAGCGAAATTGACAATCCAGAATATTTCGGAAACAGCGCAGAAGCTATTAATAATTGGCGTGATATAAATATTGACGATGGAGATGTAGGCACAGGGCTTATTTATTGGAATGATTATCTTTATCTTTTTAAAGAAAATAGTACGTGGGCACTAACCGACCCCGCTGATCCAGAACATTCCGATTTGAGAAACGTTTCACCAACGATTGGATGTGTAAGTCCCTATACCATTCAATCG